CGCTACAGAATTCCGCTCAAATGCCGGAATACACGATTTGCGATATGTCTCCAACATACGGTGTGAATAACACTTGCCGCATATGGTAGCGGTATCCTTTTGACGTATACAAAACTCATTACTAGTCGTGTTTGTATTGAATGCGGGTATGCCGGTTAGCTTCCCAGACATTTTGGATATATGTAATTTCATTTCATATCCTTTAATATTTCACTGAATGCCCATTTATCTAGATAGATAGGACAATTGTGGATTGTGCCGCCTTTTTCAATATGGCGGCGTATGGCGCGTATCTGGGGCCATTCTATAGTGCTATATCTAGCCCTAGAAAAGTTACCCGGCGGGTCTATCCAACAGACTAGACCACTATCAGACCACAATTCATCTGTATCTGGCCTACGCATTAGCCGCTCCAATTGTCTAGGGTTGTAGATTCAATCAGATATGTCTCGCCATTATCGCCGTCACATATCGGACAATAATCTAGATCATCTAACCATTCAGTCTCGCATTTTTCGCAGTTCATATTATGCTCCAATTGTAGTGAATACTGTCTAACGCCACGCTGTGACGCTAGCCACTATTTACTAGTCGTCACGGTCTGCTAAATCAGTACCATACTCAGAATCAAAACAGATGGGACATATGGGTTCACCACAGTCATACCATGCAACGTCACTAGGTACTGAACAACCACATCCGGCGCAAGTTTCCATATTCAATTCTCCCTATTTAATAGCCATTAAAGGATAGTATACATACCATTTTTTATAGTCTGTCTGATGATACCTAGCCAATTCTTCAATGATAATCGGCCCTCTACCGGTAGCGTCTAGGTTTTCACGCGCCCATTTTTCCGCCGAGCATCTAGTAATAAAGTAAGAATATCCCATGTTATTTAATCCTTAAAAAGGGTATGACTACAGCAATTAAGACTATCCATATAATGTACAGACCAATAGGGATGGTGACGGCTAAGGCTAGTATCTGTAATAGTGTTTCCATATCTTCTATTCCATAGCTGTGGGTGAAAACCGAATATAGTCGATAGCATTGGTGGCGTCAACAACTATCTTAACTATGTATTAGCCACACACTCACACGCTCTGTTTAGGGTAGCGCTCACACTGTCACAGCGGCCAGCTTAATAACCACAATGATAGTATTGTTCGTATAACTAGTGTTATGTTAAATAGAATCACGGCGGTATAGGGCGGTATAGGGCGGTATGGGCGGTATAGGGCTTGGCGGCGGCGGTCTCCCCTAAAGAATAGTCCCCCACTGAACTGGGCCTACGGCCCCCCTTCAGTAATTTTAATATAATATATATTGTATCCCTACACCAAATGGTAAATATCTACTTCATAAGCACTTACTAATATGGCAGAAAGAAAAAAGATAAAGTATGGACTGCTTGATGATGCCCTTGGAGTTGGAGAGGTTGGGTTACAATTGGGTGGTGGTTTGTTGGGGATGTTGGTTCAAGCCCCCGGAGCAGTTTATGATACCCTGTTAGGCAGGGGTAGCGAAGAGCAGAGGGAAAAATACCCCGGATTAGGGGAGAGAGAACAGACTGATCTAGTTAAGGATGCTGTAGATTTCCTTACTTATACCCCCAGAACGGAATCTGGGCAAGAATACTCACAAACGGTGGGTAAGGTTGGTGGGGCTATAGATAAGGGAATGAGGTATTTGTCTGGTGCTGTACCAAAGGCGCTTGATTTTGTTCCGGGTGAACACCCATATGCGTCTAATCTTTGGGATCAGACTTTATATGGGGCTATGTCCGTTTTGCCACCCACTAGAATTGCTAGGGGAATGAAGTCTGCGGCTAAAGCTGGTATGGGTACTGTAGCCGGCGATATGTATCTTGGAAGATTGCAGAGAGCTGGAGGGGCAGGATTGGATATTCCTTGGTACGGAGGTGGTAAATACGCCCAAATAGGCATGATGCCACTTGAGGTTGCTGGATCAAAACTTAAAAACTTCCTCAGCCCAAAGAGCGCTTACCTCTCTGAAACTTACGGGTTAAATCCCCTAACCGCCAAAGAGTTAAAAAGGCTGGAATCAGTGATGGATTCCCAAAAGCTCACATCAGCCAAACATTTAGAGTCTTTTAACAAGTCTTTGGAGCCAAGAATAGAATACTACCAGAGTATGGCAATGAATCCTGAATTGGCTACTAGGTTAGCCACCAAGGATAAGTCAGCATCTTTTTATTTGGACAAGGGAATGACTCGACAAAGTGCTAGAAAGCTGGCTAATAAAGACCTGAAAGCGGAGGGTACTCAAACTGGGGGAGTTTGGAAATCCAAGAAAGAGGCGGATTCGGTAATTGAAACTGCATGGAATGAGTATTTCAATGAAATATCCAAGATTATGGCTACTGAGAGGACATACAATCCCAGTGGTGCTAGATTAGCAAGGCTTGAAGAGGGTTTAGTACAGCATATTTTACCCACCTCTAGAAACGCTACGTTCAAAGAGGTTATGGATAACCCCGGAATAATAAGGGATGTTGTTGGTGGTGGGATTTTAGACGAGGCTCTTATGCACGTTATCCCGTTTATAGGAAAGCATCTTGACGTAAAGGGTAAGAATGTAAACTGGGTAACAAAACCATTAGAGGGTGGTTCCGGCGCTGGCGTTAAATCTTCTGCTATCGCTAGTAGAATAAATAAAAGTACGGGGATGCAGAAGAATGCCTATACCTCCATACACTCTATCTGGGATGAGCTAAATAAATCTAGAACACCCATTACAAAAGAATCAATACTAGCAAAAGCTGATGAGCTGAATGCTAGAAAAAGAGCGTCTGGAGAAATAGGGTTCCATGATATTCAATCATTAAGGAATAATATTTTAGAGCAGGATGGTTTTATAAGTTTTGGCACAGCATCTTTAACTCCAGATAGGTTGCTGGCAACCATGAACCACAGATTTGTATTAGACCCGCAAACCGGAACAGGAATGCTACTTAATTTTGACCACTATAAGTTGGGCGGGAATAAGATTCTCGATAAGATTGCTGACATAGGCGCCAAAAATAGGTTTGTTGTTCTTGATACAGTTAATTTCAGTATGAAGAAAGGAGCGCCTAAGTCTCTTGCTATGGAGCCTCAACCAGTAGGAAGGTTATTGCCTGAGCTGGGAGAGGGTGTTTCTAGACAAGGGGTTATAAGAGAAGCCGTATCCAAGAAACTGGGTGACAAACCGCCTACATCTTTCCGGGTGCGGCATGGGCTTGAGACTGCTTATACACCAGTAATGCAGGGCTTGCTTTCCCAAGAACAACGAAGACGAAGGGGTGGTTTACTTGAGAACAGATAGACAAGAATTATTCATACAGCAATACTGCCTTTCGGGGAATGCTACCAAAGCAGCCGAAGTGGCTGGATACTCGCATCCTAAACAGCGGGGCCATGAACTCAAGAAGCGGTATGAGAATGAGATAGAGGACCGCACCAAGAAGATGATAATGGATTGCGTCCCCGGAGCCTTGAGTCAGCTTAAATCCCTCTCAGAAGGCGCTGAGAGCGAGTCTGTGAGACTTGGAGCAGTAAAGGATATACTGGACAGGGCCGGCCTCAAAC